AAGTGACGATTGTGTCGCGAGGTTGGTCGAGAGTGTTCGTGGAATGCTACGAGAACAGCGTTGTGAAGGTGAAGGCCGAAGACGAGAGCAAGGTGTTCGTGTACTGGCACGGCGGCAAGGTTGAGACGGAAGGCAATGTCTTGGTCAGAGACAAGAGAGCATAAGAAAAAGGGCGGTGGATTCACATCTACCGCCCTCACGTTTAACCAACTAAAACTAAGTCAATATGACTTACTTTAGTTTTGCAAAGATAGGTAAATGAAGATAGATAGCAAAATAAAATGCAATGATTTTTATTATTTTGCATAAATATTTATCAAAAACGTATCTTTATACAAAAATTATTCGTATATTTGCAACGGAAAGTTGATTCGTTGCGACATGGTCGCGACATACAAGACAAAAGAAAGGATTCAGGATGGCAGCATGGCAGAACTTCTACTTACAGCGAATGGGTACTGACGGCACGGGCGCGACCTACCCGATGTATGAGTCGGTGGCCCGCTGGGGTGTGTGGTGCAAGGACATTCCCTTCAAGATTTTCGAGAAGGTGAAAGAGCCTGCGAAGCGCACCTGGAACGACGAGCACGGCGATGATGAATACATCTCGCCCGAAGGCTTATGGCTTGAAGCCTACGAGATGGAAGTGGAGTTCGGCTGCAAGAAGATGACCACTGCCGTAGGCGGCGAGGAAGTTGCCTATGTGAACGACGTGAGGAAAGCCGTCGGTGACTTCCTGGAGTATCTGCGTCAGAGCGGTATGATGAAGCTGTATTCTTCGTGGACGCGTACCGGCAGGCAGGAAGTGCGGCTGGTGAGTGTCAGCGATGATGCCCATTGGGAGCCGAGCGATAATGGCGGTCAGGAGTTTTTGGTTTTCAAGGTGCGGTTCAAGGTGAACGACCCGAAGACCGACGTGGTTTTACAGTAGCGACGCGGTCGCGACAAACATAACGCAAACGAAGTGAGACGATGAGTTGGACGATATATAAGAAAAACGGAGAAGAGCGGACGGTGACGCTGCCGCTGGGCGCTTCAAGCAGGAGCGGTCGGCTGGCGTTGCCTGAGCTGGAGTATAACGGCGAGTGGATGGGCGAGACGAGTGTGACGCTCAACGTTCGCTGTGCCGTTCCCGTTGGCTTTGAAATCGGCGACTACATCGTGTACCGAGGTGAGAAGTTCGTCATCAACTACGACCCGACGGTAATTAAGAAGGCCCGTAGGGGCACGTATGGCGAGGGTTTCGTTTATGACAACGTGAAGTTCGTGTCGCTGGGCTATGAGCTCACCGACATGAGGATGCTTGACTACGTGCTGAACGACAACGAGATTCACTACAGTTCGCTGCCGAAGTTCTCGTTCTTCTGCGAGACCGTGGACGACCTTGCCGACAGGTTGCAGGTGAATGCCGACAGATATTGCTCTGCGAACGGCATCACGGGTGCCGACAGATGGGTGTTCGTGACACCGAGTCAACCGAGGACGTTGACGCGTTGCGGCAGCGATTCGGCATTGCAGGCGAAGGCCCGTGAGCTCTATGCGGAGTATTTCGGTCAGCCTGCCGCCACGGATGACGAGAAGACCAATCAGAACGTGAACATCGACAACCAGAGTGTCTGGGATGCGATGAAGAACGTGAAGGATGTGTTCGGTCTGAACTTCATTCAGAAGGGCCGCAGCGTGGTGATTGGCGCGGCAGGACTGCCTACGATGGACGTATTCAAGTACGGCAAGGGCAACGGCTTGTACGAGATAGAGCGGACTGCTGACAGCGACCAGCAGATAGTGACGATGCTGATGGCCTACGGAAGCGACAAGAACCTTCCGACGCGTTACTACGCGAATTTGAATGCCGTGCATTTCATGACCATTGGCGGCATAGAAGAGAACGGCAACGACGGCAGTCAGGACAACTACCTACTGTCGCACGGAGTGTGTCAGGAAGAAGGTATGTTCCGTGTGCGCACGAGCGTTGGTGAAGGCTGGAAGGCCACCACGGAGGTGCGTGTGGAAGGCGATTCGTCGTGGACTACGGTGGACGTGTATTGCAATGCCAACAGGAGCATCAGACTCAGCATCTCGTGTGCGACATGGCAAGAGAGGCTCGGTGTTGCCACGCGTCTGTACTTCCGTGGTAACATAGACGGCGACAAGTGGCCTGCGGAGAATAAGAGCTATTCGACCTCGAACCTTCCGAACAATATGGCGGTGAACGTGCTGATGCTGCCCGGCTTCCCGAACCAGAGCCTCTATGACTGGGTGGTTAGTCACGGCGGCAGTGCTGTTGCCGACGAGCATAACGGCAGTCTGGCAGGCAAAGCACAGTGGCACGACTATACCGCTTACTTCTCGAAGGAGAAGGCGCACCCGTTCATTCTGAGCAAGAACTATCCAGACCTCGGCATCCGCGAGGCTACGAAATATTTTGACGGCAGCGACGGCGATGATGAAATCTTCCCGACGATAGAGAACACGGGCAAGGACACCATCGTAGGCGCAGATGTGATTCAGGACAATGGTATCTTCGCGGATGGTGCAGAGAAGATTCCCACGTTCAAGATTATTCTTCCCGACCTTGGCAGCGACTTCAAGCTGGACGAGCTGTTGCAGAGCGACACCGTGATAGCGATGAAGAACGGCTACTGCGGCGGCAGGGAGTTCGGCGTGGAGAGCGTGAAGAAACTCTCGAACGGAACGTGGGAATGTACCTGTCAGAGAGCCAAGGACGGCGACCTCGACCTTTACTTCCCCTATGCCCACGGCACGGCAGGAGCCAACCTGCCCTATCAGTTGCGTGGCGGTGCGAATGGCGACAAGTATGTGCTGACGGGCATTGAGATGACCGACACCTACGTGAATGCCGCTGCCGTGAAGCTGCTGGAGGAGGCACTGACATTCTTAGAGAAGAACGACTACACGAGATATACCTATTCGCCGAAGGTAGACGAGATATTCATGGCCCGCCAGCACGACGGGTTCAGCAGCGGTGACACCGCTACATACGGAACAAGGAGCTATCACGACACGCTGAAGGAAGGTGACGTGATGGTGTTTGCCGATGAGGACTTGAACATAAGCGGCTCGGTGTTCATCGACGTGCTGAGAATCAAGGAATACGGCAACGGCCAGATTCCCACCTACGAGGTGACGCTGAGGAACGACAAGCAGGTGGGCACGATACAACGTCTGCAAGAGCAGGTGAACAGCCTTGCCACGGGTGGCAGCATCACCAGTGGCGGTGGCGGTGGCGGCGGCGTGAACATTCCGCAGATTCGCCAGCTGATACAGACCTACGGCAAGGAGTGGTTTCTGAGCAAGACCGGCGACGACAGCGCATCGGGACTGATTACCTTCCTGAAAGGCTTGCAGATTGGTGCCGAGGGTGCGTGGGGTTACGTGAAGGAGTTCGTGCAGGACGGTGTTTCGACCGTGAAAGCATGGTTCAAGAACCTCTATGCCGACTACCTGGAGCCCACGGTGATGAAGGTCGTTGATAAGATTGTAGGCCCTCTGAGTGTTGAGGGAAACCTCTTCGTCAGGAAAGACGACGAGGGCAACGGCGGCAACGTGACCATTGACGGCAGCGTGAATGCGCAGGACGGTAACTTCTCAGGCATGCTCACCACGCAGAACCTCACCGTGACGGGACTGGCCCACTTCTTCGAGCTGATGATAGACAAGCTGCGTTCGAGCGGCGGTGCGTTTGTGTTCACCCCTGCTGACGGTTTCTCGGTGGAAGACGTGACGAGCACCACCTATAACAACGTGGCCTGCAAGCGGCTGTGGTGGCGTGCCACTGACGGAGAGACTGAGACCGACAACCAGTGGCTCGTCGGCGACCAAGCCATCTGCATGAGTTTCAACCTTGCGAGAAAGAAGGCAGGCGAGGTGATGCGAGACGTGAACAACAAGATGTTCTGGAGCGTGGTTTGCGAGAAAGGAACCACGGAGCATGACTTCGGCGAAGACACGGCATTGGGCCACTACATCACCATCTACACGGGTGTGAACAGCAGCACGCCGATAGCCACTGACGACAGCGGCAAGCCGTTGTGGAGCGGTGCGCCCTACGAGGTGGAGGTGGGTGACGACATTGCGATGCTCGGTCACAGGATGCAGGCCGATGAGGACTCGACGAGCGAGGATTTGAAAGCCCGTCAGAGTGCCGTATATATCAGTGCCTACGCCTCTTACGACACGGGCGACGTGAGCCACGGCATCCGCGCCTTGCAGCCGCCGTTGCTGGCTTTCTACAAGGGTGTGGACGACTTCAACCTTGCCCTGCACCGTGGCACGTTTATGGATGCAAAGGGAAGCGAGTTCAAGGGCAAATTCCTCTCTACTTCGAGCAGCCAAGAGGGCATAGACATCGAAACCCTGCTGAGTGGCAGCGAGGTAGACATCATCTACGGCAACGGCAACCCGAACACCGTGAGGCCGGATGCCGCGTGGAGCGATGCAGAGAAGTTGCTGCGCGTAGACAAGACCCTGTACTTCGACCTTGACCTGGAACCCGCCAGCGAGGGCGGCAGACTGTGGAAGTGGACGCGCAATACGGAGGGCGAAGGCTATGTGTGGGTGCAGGTGAACGATGTGGACTCAACAGCTGCGCTTGACAAGATTTCCGACGTGGCGAGCGATGGCAAGCTGACGGGCGGCGCAGAAAAGACAAGGGTGTACTTGGAGTGGATGGATGCGAAGAACACCACTTTGTCTCTGCTCGCGCAGGCTG